ATGGCACGATATTTGCCGGGATAGCGCGGACCCCTGGCCTTTGGCCCCGAACCCCATCAAATCCCATGTTGGCCTGGCCCCGAACCCCATCAAAGCCCATGTTGGTTGGGCCACTGTCCTCGAACCGCGGGCCTCTGTCCCCGGCCCACTGGCGCCGCTCAGGGCATTTGGCTGGAGGACAGGGGTCAGGGCGCAGCTTGCGAAGCCCTAGCCCTGGACAGGGGTCAGGGGCCAGAGGACAGGGGTTGTCGCCGTAGGCCACTGAGTCGTGCGTTATCGGCGCCCCTCGGGGAAAGAAAAAAGGGCCTCTACCCGAAGGCAGAGACCCTTGATGGAACAACCGGTGTTACGCGGTGTGTGTGCTACCGAACAGGCGGGCGAAGAACCCCGGACCTTTGACCCTGCTTGGGGTGCGAAGTGCGGCGGGCGGGGCTTTGTACTCGACGGCGGGCGCCATGTTGCCGGACTGGAAATCCAGGTTCATCGCCTGACCGCCCACTTTGGCCGAGTCCTCCTCCTTGAGCGTGTCGATGGCGTGTTCCATGATGCCCATCGCCTCGTCGAAGCTGCTGGCCCGGTCGGTGACGACCCACTGGATCTCGCCGGTCTGCTCGTCAATCTCCTGCTGCTGATTCACGAACACCTCCAGCGGCTGTATATCGTCCAGGTAGGACATCTGAGCGGCCAGCCACGCGTGGACGTTGGACAGGAAGAAGTGGTCGTCGGCTACCACTTCGCTGATGCGGTCGGTGGACACTGACTCGACATCCACCTCCTCAGCGGTGCGTTCGCTGAAGTCGATGCCCGCGGCTTGCAACCCAGCGGCTTCACTGCGCTCGGTCTTGAGCTGCTCTACCACCAGGCGACGTGCGCTCCAGCAAATCTGGTTCATGACCTGTTGCACGAATGACAACAACTGCTCAGGCTTGACGGCCACTGTCTGGTTAGCGCGGCTGGCGATGGTGCGGTCGTTGTTGAGCTTGACGTAAGCCAGCGCGATACGGTTGCCGATGTCTTTGTGGCCCATGTTCTGGATCACGCGCGCGATGGTTGCGTTGCTCACGCCTTTTTTGCTGCCCATGTCTGTGATTACTGCGTCGATGAAAGATTTCATAGTGTTGATCCTTGTTGAACTGAGTTAAGAATGTACAGCCGAATGACTGCACGAGAACAAAGCCCTCTACCCAGAAGGCAGAGAGCTAAGTCGCATGTTTGCTAGCCTATCGAATGCTCACCACGTAGAAGGCACAGTGCCTCGTCCGCGTCCAGCTCCTCGGCCTCGATCTGCTGTTCAAAGTCGAGCAGCATTTCGGGGGACATCGTGCTGGTGATGTGCGCGCCGTGTGAGTTGTCATCGTGCTGGTAGAAATCTTCGTTGAAGTATTGCATGGGTTAATCTCCTGTGATGATCTGAATTGATCACACATACATCAACCCTCTCTATCCGCTGGCGCATGACTAACCTCTGTCCCCTGTCCTATCGACACAGCACCGCGCACCACGCCTGGCTGTCAGTCGTGCTAGGTAATCAAATAGGGGTCCCAACGGAGGATTGCTTCGGGCCATACAAAAGGGGGGATAATCCCGGATCGACTGGCAGTGTCTTTTGCCACGGGGGGAGATACGCCTGCCGGATTCTCAGCAGTTATTCCTGAAAATAAATTCTCAAAAAATTTTTCTCAGATTTTCAGGGGGTAAAAAATGATCATGTTATAACACGGGTGTACAATGTACGTTCATTCAGATAACTTGTGTGAATAATATGTCCATACGTCCCATCCTAATTGTACTCGCGTTACTGTTGCCCGCCTGCGCTTTGATGCCACCTCCCAGTTTTGCTGTGAAGGTGGCTACGGCTCGGTATATTGCAGGTGACCCGTTGGTGGCGTATCGGGTGCATACCGCCGTCAATGAGATCCGGTCCTTGCTGGGTGAGGATATCGTCGTGCAGGTGGCGCTGCTTCGCTCGGAGGTCGAGCAGGTGATTGCCTGGGGCGAGATATCCGTGGCCAGACAGCACATGCTGATGGCGCTGCTCGATATGGTGCAGGTAGCGCTGCAAGAGGCGGATGTTGTCCGCACCGTCAGCGTGCTGTACGTGCTCGATGCGGTGGCGGCGCACTCAGGTATTTATTTTGGTGATGATCTAACATTTCTAAATTCACCTGGTGTATAATGGGGGCTTCTACAGGGTAGGAGCCACCTATTAACGCAGGTATTCCCGGACAAGCACCGACACCCCGGCCCGATTCGTACTCTGAATCAAGGCGTTCACGCTGGCGCGCGCGAATGTGCTATTTGCTACACGCAGCCCGTCAACGGGCTTTTCGCCGCGGCCTACCCTTTGAGATTTCAGTTGATTGGGCACTCCATCGCTTGGTGGCCCAGCACTACCGGTGCGCCCGAACGGATATACCCCTGCAACTTGTTTGCCCGCGTACCAACACCACCTATAACGCCTTCTCCCCTTCGTTCGACCGCGTTGACTCAGATAAGGGGTACACCGCCGATAACGTGCAGCTCGTGTGCTTCATGTACAACTCCGCGAAGAACCGTTTCTCTTCGGAGGATGTACTGATGTTCGCAGAGGGCCTTCTTATGCAGAATAGTATTGTCATAGACAATAGTAGGGAGGCGTAATGGGGGCGGTGATTAACAAAGGCGATGTGATGTACCTGCGCAGCGTTTATCCGGAGCTGGAGGTTAAAGAGCCAACGGGCCAGCAGGAGCAGCTACTGCTGCATTTCTTCCGTGGGGCACCGGCGTCAGTGGCGGCGAGAAATGCGGGGTACACCAGCTTTCAGGGGGCGAAGAACTACCTTAAATCTGAGTCGGGGCAAACGATCCTGGCCTACTTGAAGGAGCGAGAATTTGAAGATGTTCGCATTGATCGTGACACGATTACTGGGATGTTTATGGAAGCTTATCAGATGGCTGCTACCGCAGGGGAGAAAGTGGCGGCGGCGCGCGAGCTGGGTAAATTACATGGACTTTATCCAGACGCGAAAAGCGCGGGTAACCATATCCACATTACCCAAAATAACATTGGCGATCTTACGAAGAAAGATCTCCAGCGTATGTCGGACGCCCAGCTTGCTGAGATGGCAGGCCCGGAGATCCGCGCGCTCCTTACCCCGGCAAGCCCCTCTGGAGGAAGTCTTATTGAGGGCACGGTTGCCGAAGAAGAATCCCCCGCTGATGGGGAGGGCGCGCCCGAATGAATACGTTTACCTGCAAGGTATGCTCAAAGGATCACCCGGTAGCGCTTTTCAATAAAGCGAAGGGGCAATGTAACTACTGCGTGACCGACGGGCTTGAGGGGCGCGCCGAGCGCGAAGCGCTGATTAAGAAGGCGCAGGACACCGGGGCTACTGTCGAGACGCCCGCCCCGCAGAAAGAGTTGGCGCAGCGTGAGCTGGCACGTCGGTTTTTGCTGCCTTTTATTACCCGCTTCCTGCCCACTTACGAGGCGGGCTGGGTACACCAAGACATTTGCACAAAGCTGGAGCAGTTTTCTCAGGATGTGCGCTATAAGAAATCCCCCCGGTTGATGCTATTTATGCCTCCGCGCCACGGGAAATCGGAGATTGCTTCGCGCAATTTCCCCGCGTGGCACCTGGGCCACTGCCCAGAGCATGAGGTGATGGCGATATCATACTCGGCATCGTTGGCGCTGAAGTTTTCGCGCAAAGTGCGCTCCTTGCTGATGGAGCCGGGGTATCCGGCGCTGTTTCCCGGCACGGAGCTTCGCACGGACTCCACAGCCGTTGAGAACTGGGAAACCTCAGCGGGCGGGGCGTACATGGCAGCGGGTATCAATGGCCCGTTGACCGGTAACGGTATGCACATCGGGATCATCGACGATCCGGTGAAGAATCGGGAGGAGGCTGAGTCGGACACCATACGCAACCAGCACAAAGATTGGTACACCTCCACGTTCTACACCCGCTTGGCTCCCGGGGCGGGGATTTTGATAATTCTGACCCGCTGGCACCACGACGATCTGGCTGGGTGGCTGCTGGAACAGCAGAAAGAGGGTGGCGACGCATGGGAAGTGGTGGTATACCCGGCAGAGGCGGAGCAGGACGAGAAATACCGGAAAAAAGGCGAGGCGCTCCATCCCGCCCGTTACGACAGCACGGCGCTGGCGCGAATCAAGCGCGCAGTGGGGCCACGCGACTGGCAGGCGCTGTACCAGCAGCAGCCCACCAGTGACGAGGGCGATTATTTCCAGAAGAAGTTTTTCAAGTTTTACTCAGACGAGGAGCGCCCCGCGCTTTCTGAGCTTTCAAAATATACCGCCTGGGATTTGGCGATTGGCCAGAAAACAGCAAATGATTGGACGGTCGGTGTGACCGTGGGCATTGACCAGGACGACAATATATGGGTGCTCGACAGGTTCCGTGGCCGGTGGGATGGCCTGGAGATATGCGACCAGATACTCGATAACCATGAGCTTTATAAGACCGAGCGCGTTGGTATTGAGCATGGGCAGATATCCATGTCGATATGGCCTCTGTTGCAGCGCCGTATTTCTGAGCGAAAGTTGTGGGACTTCCCTTTCGACCCAGTGCGTGATGGGCTACGCGCAAAGACTGATAAGCAAGCCCGCGCCCGGGCGATCCAGGGCCGTATGAGGCAGGGCATGGTGTTCTTTCCCAAAGAGGCCCCCTGGCTCCCAAGCATGATGCAGGAAATGCTCTCTTTCCCAATGGGTATACACGACGACCAAGTTGATGCTATCGCCTGGATCGGCCAGATGCTGAGCATATTCACCCCCGCTATCCTCGCCAAAGAGGATAAAAAACCGTCCTGGAAGGACAATCTTGACGCTCTATCGCGCAGCAAATTGGCGCGGTCTAACTCCGCAATGGGGGCCTAATAATGGTAGAAGGTTCGTCTTCGCCCGCTGAAATATTTAATGAGCCATACCCGTGTGATGGCTGCGTTCATTGGAACCGGTGCGCGGTGGGCAAGCTTAGCTGCAAGTCGTTTTATATTTATGTGGTGGAGCGCGGTCGAGTGGATCTGACTCAGCGCAATCCGAGCCGCCGCATGTACTACGAAACTTTCGATTACCGCGGCAAGGCGGAAGCCGCATATGAACGCTTGAGCGTTATGGAGGCCACATGATATTGATTGATGAGAATGGGGTAGAAACAGTCATCGCAGCGGGCGCTGCGCTCGCTGGTCGGCGCGTTACGGAGGCGCGGCTTGACGAGCACGATATTGATTTTTTTATAAGACACCCCGAACAACTTCGGGTGCTGGGGATGCGCTTCGTACCCAAGCGGATGTGGCCCCTGTCCCCGATCCTCGAACCCCTGTCCGCGGACACCCACCCCCCATACGGGGCTACGCAGATCGGGATTACCGGTACGGTGACAGAGGTCGGAGGGTCGGGGACAGGGGACAGCGTTGAGCAGATAGCGAAGGCGTGCCATGAAGTAAACAGAACTTTTTGTAACCTGATAGGTGAGGCAGGGCAATTACCCTGGGGCGAGGCCCCTCAATGGCAGCGTGACAGTGCGTGCGCGGGGGTGAAATACCATTTGAATGATCCTGAGGCGGATGCTAGTTCGAGCCATTTGAATTGGATGAAAGACAAACTGGCCGACGATTGGAAGTACGGGCCGGTGAAGGACGCGGAGTTGAAAGAACATCCTTGGTTGGTGCCTTTCTCAAATCTGCCGGTTCGCCAGCAGTGGAAGGACCATTTTTTCAAGACCATTGTGAACGCATTAGGGGAATGATATGAGTAAGTCAGAAGAAGTAGGCGTAACGGTAGGAACAGCAGGGCCGACGGTAACGATGGGGGGTATTAAAAACTTGGTTCGTGGGGAGGATTACCACGTATTCCCCGGCACTACGCTGACAGTATGCTGCTTGGTGTTGGATAACGGGTTCACTGTCACCGGTGAGTCGGCGTGCGCCGATCCTGCGAACTTTGACGAAGCCATAGGGCAGAAGTACGCGCGCGAAAATGCGTTGAACAAGGTGTGGGTGCTTGAAGGGTATTTGCTTCGGGAGAAGCTCTACCGGGGTATAGGCACTTCGCGCTAAAAAGTTGTAAATGAGGTGCGTCTTTGTGTATTGTCAACGACAATCACTCGGCCAAGTGACATGGAGCTTTCCACCACACAATGTTAAAAACTGAATCCGATTTGCATACGGCGGTAAATCCGCAGCCCCGCGCGGTGGCAAACGAGGAGGACGAGTACGCGATTGCGAGACAACAGTTCTCGATGTTTATGCGTGCTTATGACTCTGGACACCGCGACTATCTTGAGCTGAAAGACAAGTGCCGCCGATATTATATCGGTGAGCAGTGGGACGCCGCGGACCTGACAAAACTGGAGGCTGAAGGCCGACCGGCGCTGACGATCAACATGATCCTCTCGGCGGTGAACGTCGTGCTGGGAGAACAGATTGGGCGCCGGGTCGATATGCAGTTCAAACCGCGTAAAGATGCGAGTCTGTCTTCAGCTATTGCGCTGACTAAATTGTCGATGGCGGTCAATGACACCAATCAGCTCCAGTGGAAAGAATCCCAGGTCTTCGCTGATGGTCTGATCGAGGAGCGCGGGTTCTACGACGTGCGTATTAACTTCGATAAGAACATCCATGGTGAGATCGAGCTGACTACCCCTGATCCGGGCGACATTATCCCTGATCCGGATGGTTCGGAGTACGACCCTAAAAGCTGGCGCGAGGTATACAACGCGCGGTGGATGACCCTTGAGGAAGTCGAGGAGACTTACGGCGAGGAGTATTCCAAAAAGTTGGAGGGGGTTGCGGGCATCCGTGACCACTTTGGCAAAGAGTCGATTAAGCGGCTGAAGAACAAATTCGGCACGACCGACGACGACGAGGGGGCTGCTTATTTGATGGGCAGTTATGACGAGGAGACGCGGAAGTTTATCACTAAGGTGCGCGTGATCGAGCGTCAGTTTTTTAAGAACACTACAGTATATAGTCTGGTCGATATGCAGACCGGCACCAAACGCGACTTGCCCCTGGATACCAAGAAGGACGAGGCGGCGCAGGTGGCGCAGATGTTCGGCGCGAAGGTCATGAAGTCGATTCAGCGGCGCGTACGCTGGCGTGTGACGGCTGACCGTTTTGTACTGCACGATGACTGGTCGATATACAAGACCTTTACATACATCCCATATTTCCCGTATTTCCGCCGCGGCCAGCCTTTTGGGATGGTGCGTAATTTGCTATCTCCACAGGAGCAGTTGAACAAGCTCAGCTCTCAGGAGCTGCATATCGTGAACACGACTGCCAACTCAGGGTACATCGTTGAGAAGGGCGCTCTGCACGGCATGACCGTGGACGACCTGCGTGAGCAGGGCAGCAAAACAGGCGTGGTGATCGAGGTGGCTCCGGGCAGGATGGGGGGCGTTGAGAAGATCAAACCCAACACCATCCCAACGGGTATTGACCGGATCACGATGAAATCCCAGAATAACCTGAAAGAGATTTCGGGGGTCTCCAACACGATGCTCGGCCAGCAGCAGGGCGAGGTCTCTGGTGTGGCGCTTGAGTCACAGGAGCGCCGGGGGCAGGTTCAGCTCCAGGTACCTATCGACAACTTGAGTCTTACCCGCCATCTACTGGCACGTAAGATGCTTGAGCTGTTTCAGGACTTCTATACGGACGAGCGGATCGTGAGCTACACCAACGAGACCGCACCGGGGCAACCCACTGAAGAGATGGCCATCAACCAGATGCAGGAGGATGGCAGTATTACCAATGATATTACGATGGGCGACTACGACATTGTGATCGGTACACTGCCTTCGCGCGATGGATTTCGGGATACGCAGTTTGCTGAGGCGCTTAACCTGCGCAACGTGGGCGTACAGATTCCGGATTACCGGGTTATTCAGTACAGCAATTTGGCGCATAAGGACGAGGTGGCCGAAGAGGTCCGCCAGCTTAGCGGATTGGGTGAGCCTAGTCCTGAGCAGGCTCAGTACCAGCAGCGCCAGATGGAGGCCGAGATTGGCAAACTGGAGGCCGAGGTTAAAGAGAAACTGGCCCGTGCTGAGGAGCTTATGTCCAAATCAGGACTTAACTCAGCTAAGGCAGAGGAGACAACCCAATCCGGCGATAAGAAACGGATGGAGTTGGAGTATGGCGATACTGCTGATCAGCGCAGCATTGCACTCAGAGAAAGGCTGGCAACATTGTCGGCCATAAATAAGCTCGATGTTACTGAGCTTTCCGCCCGCATGAAAGGAGATACCAAGTGAACTTAGTGAAGGATTTTGAGAACAGCGAGAACCCGTATTTCGGCGCGGATGTAGAAGAAGAAGATACTTCTACGATGGACCGCGGGGACACTTTCGAGGAGGGGGTTGACGAGGACGATGATGATCTGGGTACCGATACGATTATTCCTGAAAAAGAAGGGGAAGATGAAGGCGCTGGCGAAGAAGCTGGCGAGGGCGCGGAGGATGATCCGGAAGGCGAAGAAGCTGAGGGCGCTGCGGCTGCTGCGGGGGAGGCAGACAGTGACGAAGCTGATCCTGAAACGGATACTGCTGCGGCTGATAAGGCGCAAAGTGAGGACAAAGGTGATATCCAGAAGCGCTCGGCGTCGATCCCGCGAACTCGCTTTGACGAGGTAAACAACAAGCTGCAACGGGCGAAAGACCGTATTACTGAGCTTGAGAGGGTATCTGAGGCAGGTGGCCAGACCAAGGTAGAGAAGCAGGCTACTGCGGAGGAGCTGGATTTTGAGAAGGAAATTCTTGCTGAGCAGGATGAAATCCATAAGCTGGTGCTTGACGGTGATACCGAGGGGGCGTCGCGCAAGCAGTATTCCTTGAACCAACGAATGATGTCGAAGGCGACCGAGCAGGCGCGTGAGTACGCGCGCGAAGAGGTGTCGTTCAGCTCTCAGCGGCAAGCGTATGAGAGTACATTGTCGGATTTGGAAGCGCGGTTCCCTTTTATCAATCCCGATGTGGCCGACGCATACGACGACAGCATGGTCACACGTATTCGCAGTATCTCCCGATCCTTGATTAGCGACGAGGGGTACAGCCAGGCGGATGCTTTGCAAGAAGCAACCGAGACGGTGGCCGCGCGCTATCACCCAGAGCTGCTTGCCCCAGCACCTGCGGCGGCTAAACCCAAGGCGTCAGTTGATGTCCCGGCCAAACAAGCGGCGCGAACAAAAGCGGATGTGGAGAAGAAGGTGGGCGCGGCAACGCGGCAACCCCCGAAGCCAAGCGGGGTTTCTACGGCGAGTGAGCGCGACTCTTTGCCCAGCATCAATGATATGTCGGAAGATGAGTTCTCTGCGCTTTCTCAAAAAGAAATTGCGAGGTTGCGCGGCGATATAATTTAAGGTTGGCGGTGGGCTTTGGCCGTCCTTAGGGGCGGCCTTTTTTATGCCCGGTTTTGTTGAAAATGTAATATTGTCTATGACAATATATAGATTCGCAAGGCACTGCGGTAAAGTCCCGCTTCCCGCGTTATAGGAAATCTTTCGTTCCCGAACGGTATCGGGCGTTCCAAACCGGCGTTTAGGTTTATGAGGCAACTTTTTAATCATATTTGGAATAGGTGAAACATGGCTAAGACCAACTTCGCCGCGCTATCAGCCGAACAAAAGACCACTTGGTCGAAAGATTTCTGGACTACAGCGCGCAATTTATCATTCATGAACCAGTTTGCAGGTACTGGTGCTAACTCTATGGTGCAGCGCATCACTGAGTTGAAAAAATCTGAAAAAGGCGCTCGTGCCGTTATTACGTTGATTCCTGATCTGGAAGGGGACGGCGTGACTGGTGATTACGACCAGGAAGGCAACGAGGAAGCTCTGGGTTTGGGCGAAGAAGTGATCGGGTTGGATCAGCTTCGCAATGCGAACCGTCTGGCGGGCCGCATGGCCGACCAGAAATCTGTCGTGAATTTCCGGGAGCAATCCCGTGATAAGTTGGCGTATTGGATTTCTGACCGGATGGACCAGCTTGCATTTCTTACGATGTCGGGTGTGAACTACACGGTGAAGACCAATGGCGCGTTGCGTCCGGTCAAGACTACTGGCCAAAACCTGGGCGACCTGGAGTTTGCCGGTGATGTGAATGCTCCTACAAGTGCGCGGCACTTGCGTTGGGATTCAGCCGGTGGTGATTTGGCTGTAGGCGACACCACTGCAATTACCACTGCGGACACTCTGGGCTATAAAGGGCTGGTACTGGCGCGGGCGCACGCGAAAGAGCAGTATATTCGCGGCGTAAAAGGTCCGGCGGGTGAAGAGGTATATCACGTCTTCGTAACCCCGCAAACTATGGCCCGGCTGAAGCTGGATCAGGATTACAAGGAGAACGTTCGTCACGCGTACACTCGCGGTGGGAAGAACCCTCTGTTCGCTGGCACGTCCAGTGTGATGGTTGACGGCTTGGTGATCCACGAGTACCGCCATGTGTTCAACACGCGTGGTTTGGCCTCCGGCAGTAAGTGGGGCGCAACCGGTACGGTTGACGGCTCTCGCGTGCTGATGTGTGGTGCGCAAGCGATGGGCTTTGCGGATATTGGTGATGCGTCCTGGAACGAAGACAGCTTCGACTATGGGAACCAGCACGGTATCTCTATCGGCAAAATCTTCGGTTTCCTGAAACCTCAGTTCCAGAGTTCAGTGACCGGTGATGTGCAGGACTTCTGTCTGCTTTGCCTGGATGTAGCGCAGTAAGGAACAGGGCCGGGGGAAACCCCGGCCTTTCCCTAATTATAAGACATCATACAAGAGCCTAATATGTCCAAATATATTTTTGCAATACCTAAGCAAGTTTCTGCGGGGGGTATCCACGTCCTGTCTTTCCAAGCCAATGTGCCTCGGGAGGTCCCGGAGCGTTTTGTTAGCGCGGTCGTTGCTGCTGGGGGTTACCCTGCGGAGCGTGTGACGGCGGAGACGAAGCTGGAAACCCCCGCGCCTAAAGCGACCGATGAGGCCAGCATCACGGCGGTGGCGGAGGCGATGATTGAGATTGTTGCTCTGGACGATAAGAGCAAGATCACCGGCTCGGGCATGCCCCGGGCTAATGAGGTTGAAAAGCTGCTGGGCCGCGCTACCACCCGGCCCGAGCGCGACGCGGCGTGGGCAATGGTTGAGGTGTAAGCATGGGCACAATTCTGGCGTCGAAAGTAATAACCGATGCACGGCGGCTCCTGCAAGATGTTTCTAACGTAGCCACTCGCTGGGATGATCCGACCTTACTCGCGGGCCTTAATGAAGGTCAGC